CTCGGCCGCGCGAGCGTTCTCCTTGGCGCGCTTTTCGTGCTTGCGCGCCTCGGCCTTCCAGTCGATCTCGGGCGCCTTCGGGGCGCTCTCGTTCTCAGGGTCGGCCGCGGGAGCGCCTTCCGGTCCAGGGGGCGGGTCTCCGCCGTCGTTCGGTGCGCCGGACGGGTGCCCCTGGTCGGATCGCAGCCCGAGACCGGGCGGAATGTAGCCGCGTTGCAGCATGCGGCGATAGAGCCATTTCGGCATGGTGTTGTCTCCCGTGCGGGATGAGCCCTCGGCCATGCGGCCCTGGGCGGAGTGGATGGAATCTGCCCCCGTGCGGGGGAAGTCATTTGGGGCCTATGCCACCGCGCCATCGGGCGCCGGCGGAATCTCGGGCAGGTCGGGGGGCGTGCCCTCTACGATGAGTCCACCGGGCAGGATCGCGGCCGCATGCAGAAACACGGCAGCCGGGTCGGCGGCGCTGGCGGGCGTGTAGACCGGGCCGACCGGGGTCATGGGGACGGGCCCGAACGGCCCGCTGGGGAGCGCCCTGAACACGGCCGCGGTAGTGGGGTCGGCGGTCCATGCGGCGCCGTCCCAGGCGACCCAGCGATTCGGGTCGAGCCGGGAGGCGGCTCTCCATGCGGCCATCAGTCGGTCCTCCCTCCGAGGGTCGCGAGGACCCCGAGCGCGAACCGGTGACCGACAGGTCCGGCATCGTATGTGGGTGAGCGTCCGAACAGGGACTGCACGGAGACGGTGAACAGCTCGCCGGGCACCGATGCGGGGTGTTCTCGGTGTTCCGCGTAGGTCTTCCCCATGTACGCGACCGGCCATTGGTCCTCGTAGGCGATCTCGGTGTCGCCGTATCCCTCGTGCACGAGCTTCTTCAACTGCTCGGGGGCCGCAAGGACACCGTCCTGCATCGCCCGGCGGCGCACCATCGTGAATTCCAGGTGCGTCAGGCCCGGGATGGCGCTCTCCATGCGGTGACCGGTCTCGTGCGCGGTCGTTTCCGCAGCCCCGGAGCTGAACGCGGTCCCGAACTGGTAGTTGTCGGTGTCGAACGCCATGAGGTCGTCGCCGTGGTGGCCGTGTGCGCTGAAGTACGCGCGGTCGGTGTCCCGGGCGTGCAAGGGCCCGCGCGCGTCCGCGAGGCGGAGCCAGTCGGTGGGGTAGATCTGCTCGGCCTCGCGGATGAGTTCGCGCCAATCCGAGCGGGTGCCCTCGGTGGCGGTGCCGAGCGTCTGCTCCTGGCCGCCGAGGTCCCGGATCGAGGCGAGCACGCTCCGGGTGGTCTCCGAAGTGAGCCGTGCGAGCGCCCGCGCGTCGTTTCCGGAGTAGTCGCCGGAGTCGATCACGGCGCGGAGACGCTGGTACTCCTCGTCGGATGCGAGAGCTGTTTCGATGTCGCTGTGCAGGGCTTCCCCGACTGCCATGACGGTGTCGAGCCAGCGCTCGTACTGATCGGGGGGGAGCTTCCGGCCGTTCGCGTCGGTCGGGTAGACGATCGAGGTCTCCCGCCAGAGCCACGAACGGTTCTCGTCGGTGATCTCCTCTGGTGTGAGCCCGACGTACTTCTCGATCGACTCGATGTACATCTCCCGCGCCCGGATCTCCGCGCGGGTGTCCTCGGTGCGCTCCTCCAGGATTCGTCGGCGGCGAGCGTGCGGGGTGCGCTTGCGGCGGAACTCGTCTTCGATCTCGGCGACGCGGTCACGGTGCGCGGCTTGTGCTTGGGCGAGGGCTTCGCGCTCCTCGGCGAGCCGGATCTCGGCGCGGGTCGCTCCGATCTCGGTCACGGGCGCGTCCCAGCCCTCGATGTCGGTGGGAAGCTCGGCGCGCGCGCGGTCGATGAGGGCGCGGGTCCGATCGGATGCCGCCGGCGCTGCCGTAGCCGTTGGAGCCGTGTCCGTCGGGGCTGTGGCTGTTGGGGGTAGTGCGGGCAGGTGCCCGCCTGCGGGCCCGTCGATCTGTTCCCGGTGCGGCTGGCGCTTCGCTGAAGTGTTCTTGACGTGGTCGCGTATCTGCGCTTGGAGTGCGCGGACTTTCTTGCTGGCGGCCGGTTTCGCTGAGGGGTCAATGACCGCGGCTTCGCGTCGTTTCGCCTTTCGAAGGCGCCGTTCGAGTTCACGGAGACGCTGGCGGTCCTCATCGCCCTTGGGGTCGGCGGTGTTGGTCGGCACCCGGGTGACGCCGGGGATGTACGCAGCCAGCGAATGGCGGCAGTTGGGGTGCATGAGGCCTGCCGCGACGGCCGTACCTATGGTGGCGACGACATCAACGGACACCATGCGATCTTCGATGCCGTGCTCGACCTGCCGTGACCCAGGGGGGCCAGAGATCGCGAGGATCTTGCCTTCCCAGGGCCGACACCGTTTGCACTCCTGGGGGGCGTTGGAGACGATGACGAGGTCGATGCCGTTCTGCCGGAACCGGTCCAAGGCTCCTTCAACGGCGGCGTGCGCGACGGTGGTACGGGTCGCCATCTCCACATAGGATGACAGTTCCCAGTTGCGGCCGCGCCTGTCGGTAAACCCGGCAATGCCTTTGGAGAGCAAGTGCTCCCAGGCCACCTGCGAGGCCCGCAGCCGAGTCTTGAGCCCGAGTAGGACGTCGGCGGCAGGCTGCGCCATGACCTCGCGGTAGGCGTCCTGCTGCCAGCGGAGCACATGCAAATGGGTGCTGCTCAACCGCTGCGAGAGCTCCTGCGCGAGCGCCATGAGCGCGTCGACCCCTGGCAGGTCGAACCTCAGTTGCGCAACGGCGTCTACCAGGTCCGGGTCGCGGCGCTTGGAATACCCGACCAGGCGCGCGATCGAGTCGACGATCCTGGTCTTGCCGGCAAGCTGTGCCATCTCGTTCACCGCGGCGCTGGCGCCCTTGGCGTAGGCCTCCATGAGGGCGCGTTCGGCGAGCTGCCGTGTCGGGCCCTGGAGGGCCTGCAGCACCTGCTCGGCCTGCCGCCGCAGGGTCGTGATGGCTGTCAGGCGGTTGTTCTGGATGTTGGAACGGACTTGACGCGCGAGGTTCGCGGCCAGACGGGCCTCGGCGTCGCGGTACAGGTCCGCGAGGTTCTGGGCCAGACCCTCAGCGAGGGAGCGGTCGACGGGCATCTACGCCTCGCCTTCGGGCTCCTCGCCCTGCCCGTCGTCGCCGAATCCGGGCCCGAACTCATCAGGGTTGGGCAGGGTCGGCTCCTCGGCCTCGATCCGCTCGACTTCTTCGGCGATCTCGTCGTCGTCCCAGTCCTCATGCTGGGCTTTCACGCCCAGGAACCGGGAGATGAGACCGGCGGCTCGCAGCGCCTGGAGGGTCTGGGCTTCGGTGAGCGGGTCGGGCTCGGACAGGTCGGGCCATTCGATCCGGGGCAGATCGGTCGGGTCGACGTTCAACCCGAAGTGGTTGCGTCCGATCCACAGCGCGGCCGCGGCGGACTCCCTCATGCCCTCGCCCCAATACCCGGTCTTCTTGCGGCGGGTCCGGTTCGAACGGGACTTGCGGTCGTTCACCTCGGTCGCGGTGATGTCGGTGCCGTCGCGGTCCAGGCCGAACGTCGCCGCCGAATAGCCGGCGTTGTGCACGGCGGCCTTCGCCCACTGCTCCATGGTCTGGACGTGCTCGGTCACGCGGATCGCGAACTGCTGCACGGTGATCTGCGCGGCCCCCGACGTCGGAGGGATGTCGAGCTGGGCGTAGATCTCGTTGTCCGGGTCCCACATCGCGCCAGCGCCGCGCCCGAGGGAGCTCAGGAACGCTTGGGGGATGAACGCCCGGCCCTTGCCGAGCCGGACGTCCCGCAGGAGGGAGGAGGCGGTGAGGTCGAGCGCGTCAAACTGCCCGAGAGCGCCCTCGAAGTCGCTGCGCCCCAGATCGGATCCGCGGTCCTCGCGGCCGGGCCGCATGTTCGGGATGTACGAGGCCGGCAGGACGGGCATGTTCAGGTCGAGGATCTCGGCGAGCCCGCGAGTCTCCTCGAACCCGTTCAGGTCGATGCGCCGCCCGAGGTTCTCGGGCTTGCCGACGTAGACGCCGTTGAACGCCCACGCCTTCCGGTTCCCGGGGGCGCCGTCGAGCTCGTACCGCTCCAGGTACCGGGTGACCTTCTGGCCGTCCCTGCCCAGTTCGCGTTCGAACGTGACCGCCACCATGCGCCCCCACTTGAACACTGGGTAGGCGTTGTCGGCGTGAACCGCCGAAAGGATCGGGTGGTCCCACAGTTCCTTGTCGAACGTGGTGCGCAGGTAGACGCCGCCGAACGGCGAGCACACCTCAGCGGCCTCATGCAACCTGGACGTCAGCTGCATCTGGTCGTCGAGGGTCTCCCACGCGGTGCGGGTCTCGTCCTTCGCGAACACGTACCGGGGCGGTTCAGCGAACAGCAGATCCGCTGAGGCGGTCGCGATGTCCGCCGGGAGCGGCATGTGGATCCCGGTGCGTTTCTCTCCGGCAGGGAGGGGACGGCCCCAGAACCAGCGCGACATGGTGCCCACGAGTCCGCCGCGGTACTGCGAGGGCCGGTTGTCGGGGGCGTTCGTGCGGGTGGTGTACCGCTTCCCGAGACGGTCGGGGTCGCCCGCCCACCAGGCGTCGTAGTCGCACATGCGCGCGAGCGCGTCAGCGTATTCGGGTGGCGGCCACGGCGTGTTGTCGTCGGGGAGCGGCACGGCACCTCCTATCCGGGGAGTTCGAGGAGTCGGCGGATCGTGTAGTCCTCGGAGTGGAGGATGTACCGGCCGGCGTCCATGTAGTGGTCGGCGACCTTGAGGGGCTTGTCCTCGCCGCGTTCGGTGGCTTTCGGGTCCCACGAGTAGCCCGGCACTTCTTCGATCCAGCCCGTGCAGGACTCGTGGACCCGGAGGCGGTCGGAGGCGATCAGGGACGAGACGGTCTGGATGCCGGCCAGGACGTCGTTGTTGGCGTCGGCGACGTTGTTCAGCCCGTCGTAGTACAGCTGGTTGTCGAAGTCCGCGGACGGGTCGATGTATACCCACGGGGCCGGGATGCCTTTCCCGGTTTGGCCGGGGACTTGGGTGTTCTTGATCCAGTCGCGGACGGCCTCGGAGTACTGGGACGGCGCGAGCTGCCTTCCGGCGCTGGCGGAGTCGTAGCCGTATTCGGAGGCGAGGTAGACGCGGCGGATGCCGTCGGGTCCGGTGCCGATGCCTGCGGCGAGGGCCGCGAAGGGGTTGGTGGCGCCGTAGTCGAGGCCGATGCCCAGCCACGTGTCGATCTGGGGGAGCTCGGGGACGATGTGGATGTCGGGGTCCCAGTGCTCGTACACCGTTCCCTCAGCCAGGACCCATTCACCGAGCACGTACCGGCGGTAGAACAGGCCGGTGTACTTCGAGGTGAGGTTCTTGACGTAGGCGGGGGTGAGCGTGGGGTTGTCGGCGAGTTGGAAGGAGAAGCGGTGCATGTCGAGCGCGTCGGGGTCGCTTGAGGTGTGCACGATGCCGTTGCGGTCGAGGTGAAGCCTGGCGCGTTTCAGGTACTTCTTCATGAGCCAGTGCGTGGGCGCGGCCGGGTTGGTGGTGCCGAAGAACTGCGCACCCGGGACGCTCAAGCGGGTGCCGAGCATGTCGTAGAAGCTTTCCGGCCACGTGGTCATCTCATCGCCATACGCCCCGGCGAGGGTCATGCCCTGGATGCGGCCTGCGGAGGATTCGTCGTGAGCGCCGGCGACGTAGATGCGCCTGCCGAGCAGGTCCAGTTCGCCGGAACCGGACTTGAACTTGCAGCGCTTGGTTCCGACCATCTCTTCGATGGGGTCGATGACGTTGCGCTTCAGGGTGCGCTCAGTCTTGCCGATCATGAGGAGTGGTCCGGAGGGGCCGGTGCGGACGAACCGGAGCCACTTCATGATCGTCGAGATCGTCTTCGACGAGCGAACGGCGCCTTCGTAGATGTTCTCCCGGGCGGTCGAGAGCCGAACGGCTTCGGACTGCTTCCCGGTGAGGGCTGCGAACTCCACTACGGGATGCCCATCGCGTCGAGCCAGGAGTCGACCGCGGCGAGCCCGAGCTTGTCGGAGTCGTACTGGTCGAACATGGCGTGCTTGTCGGCCATGATCCCGTACGCGGTCGCCCAGCCCTGCGCGTCGCGCCCGTGCGCGGCGGTGAGGATCTTGTCCCGCAGAGCCGCGGCGACGGTGAGCGCTTCGGTGGCCTCGATGGCGCGGCGGGCCCGGTTGTCGGCTATGGCGGCGTCGGTCGCACTTTTGGTGTTCGCGCGCGTGAAGGCGTCTGCGAACCCTTCGTCTTTGGCGATCTTGCGGACGGTCGCGTCGGAGACGCCGTGGCGTTTGGCGATGGTGCGGCAGGATTCCTCTTCCTCGGATTCGAGGTCGTGGATGATCGCTGCTCGCGTCTCTGGCGGGATCGGGGAGGGCACAGTGCACCTCCCGTGAGCGTTCAGGTGGGGGAGGTTGAGGGGCGCGGGCGGGCCTCAGGAGTCCCGCCCGCTGTTCCCCCCGAAACGGCCGTAGGGCCACTGAGCGCAATGCTCGTGACCCTACAATCGGAATGTTCTCACCCCGAACTTATTGTGTCAAGGGCGGGGTTGGTCCTCTGTGATCGAGGACGCTGGTGTGCGAGGCGGGAGTTGAACCCGCACGCCCTTGCGGGCACCGGAGTTTGAGTCCGGCGCGTCTGCCGTTTCGCCACTCGCACGCCGCCGACTACTCGCGGTACGAGCGGGAGACCTTGCGCGCCACCCAGTACGGGACGTCGTACCAGACGAACTCGCCGAGTCGCCCGGTCCAGTCCGCGAGGGTCCAGAAGACGGCTTCGAGGGCGGCGCCCATCCGGTACATGCCGGTCCAGTAGGCGTTGATGGCGCGGTCGATCATCCTTCCCACTCCCACCGGTAGGTGGTGATGGTCTTCCACGACGTGTCAGGGTCCGGGGAGACGTCGATGGTCGGCTTGGTGCCTTCGGGGACACCGCGGACCACGGCCGCGGCGTGGATGTGCTCTATGGCGTCTTCGAGGCTGCGACCGTAGCGTTCGTCGAGGACGAGTTCGAGGTGCTTCATGTCGTGCTCCATTCGGGGTTGTAGTCGGGGTGGTCGGAGTACGGAGCGGCGAGGTCTCGGAGCTCGGGGCATTCCTCCAGCTCGACCTCGGGGTATCCGGTGTCGTCGCCTGAGGGGCACCAATCGCAGTAGGCCGTGATCCGCGAAGCTGTGGACAGGCAGTGCCGCTCCATGACGCGCCGCTTGGCGGCGACCTCGCGGAGGACACGGGCAGGGTCATGGCGGGCGATGTGGGCGGCGATAGCCTCGCCGTCGACGTAGAGCGGTTCGGCAGGGCCCTCGTCGCCGTACAGGGACTTGACCGCCTCGACGACCGGGCGGGCGTTGACATCACGCACCCGGTAAAGGTCCACGGTGAACGCGATCGGACGCTCATCGGCGCGCCAGTCGCCAGAGCCGTTCACATCGATAAGCGTGGAGCGAGCGGCTTCCTCGTCCTCTGCGAGCCGGGC